ATAGTATGACCATTCACGTATGATAGCTCCTGTGTCTGGATCCTGCACCTCAGATTGCTTATAAACATCTAGATGCATAGACAATACTGAGTCTATCAAATCGTTCATTATATAATTTCTACCTTATTTGTAAGGACATAGTCTGCCAACAATTTATCTGCATAAGCATTTCCTGTACCAGTGTGAGCTTCTCCAGTATATTCAAAGTCCCAGTCGAATGTTGATATCTTCTTTATGTACTTATTTCTCCATACTGTATCTTTGGCAAAATAGTCTTTCATTAATTCTATGGCTGCCAGCTCTACGTCGTCTGGAACCTTTTCCCAACCGAATCTTCCATAAACTCTATACGGAACTCCAGACTGAAAAACTCCATTCCCATAATCATTTATGCTTGGAGGAACCATTCCGTTTGCGGTGTATACAGTGTTGTCTAACATGCTAGCACGGTTAATTCTTATTCCGTATGCGCTTTCACTAACAATGACATCATAGTTCCAGTTATTTATTTCTTCAATATTGTCTAACAATAAAATATCTCTTGCGTACAGATAATATATTTCCGCAACTCTTGAAGGTAGCGGAAGAATGTCTGAATCATGTCCGTATACCACAAATATCTCGTCCTTCAAATAGAAGTTCTGTCCTGTGTGCTGCTCTATAACTTTACGGGCATATTTTTCTGCTAGGACCAGGTCTTTGTAAGACTTGTATCCTGGATCCGAAGAGTCTGTACTAAACTCCATATCTGCCACATGATTAAAGTCTACATATGGTGTTACTACAAAGATCTCGTCGGTCTTTTTTACGCTTGTGCCTCCGACGGCATAATTCCAATCAAGTCTGAGAGTTCTATTTCTATTTGTATATTGATATGGTACATTTACTACATACGTCCCAGGATTATTTTCATCCAGGGATGACGTTAAAGTTGTAAGAAGCTGTGTAGGATTAATGGCTGGGCTAATATTGGGATCTAGCGTAACATCATATAGTCCGACTGTTGGTAATGCGTCTGCGTTTGCTACATCACCATTCCAAAAAACTTTATGCGTTATTGGTGATTGACTGTTTATTAATACCTCTGCCATGTTATAGGCCTAGATTAGTTGTAATACTCCTGGACTTCCTTTGGAGTTGCTAATCTAAAGCCCTCCTCCTTATCGAAAATTTCTTGAGCATTTTTTTCATTCATTGCTACAAATGGGTGATCTTTTGTGAAAGTATGTCCCATAATATCATATCTAAAATTAGCTCTGGTCATTCTTACTAATACTGTGTCTGCTGTATGCTCAGCCTTTGGATCAAACTTTGGTAATACTTCTACTGCCATGTCGTCTTCATCCTCTTCCATCTTTTCAAGGGTCTTGTTGTATACAGCCCAGGTTACGCCTTCTTCAGCAAGAGAGGCAATAATGTCGGCTTTGTTCTTTAAGCCTTCTGTGTCGACTGCGAAATCTTCGGCAATCTTCTTTAGCTCAGATACTTTTAATGTCTCAAATGACATATAATCTCCTTTGTTAGGTTATTCAATTATAGCATTACTAAATTAAAATGAAAAGCCCCCAAAATTAATTGGGGGCCTTTCTTGAGGATTTAATCCTATTATGAAGCAACCTTTACGTTCTTCACAACGACCCAAGCGTCAGCTTGTTCGATTTCGACACCAACACGAGTATACATTGTGTACTCGATTGAGTCCTTCTTTGGCCAGAAGAAACGATATACGGTTACGTCACGCTTGATACCAATAACTACGTTATTTGGGAATGTCAAGTGGATGTCTCCGTGGTTTCCTGTCTCGCCTGTGTAATCGCCATCTTGTGCTTCAGGAAGTAGTGGAACTTCAACAATCGGAATACCGAATGCGAATGGTGCCACGTAACCTGCTGGACCACCTAGAGGCTGTACGCCTTGTCCACGAATTACGCTTGAAGCGATATCCTGTGGAATGGTGTTATTTGTTCCAATGCTGTTAGCATATAGGAAGTCTTGAATTAGGTTTGAACCTGCCAAGAAGCGAAGGTCTGCACGACGTTGCTTGTACTTACGTGGAAGAGCCTTAAGAGCGCTGTTAAATACAGCACGGCTTACTGCAGCTCCACCAGCATCAACAACGTGACCGTTAGCCTTTGCCTTCTTTACAACACCATCAAATGACTTGTATAGCAAGTCTGATGATAGAGCTGTGTTTCCATTAAGGACTACGTCTTCAATGTCGTTACCTGCCTGTGTTGCCATCAAGCGGGCGATGTGATCTTCTAGATCTGCACCCTCAATATTGTCTTCTAGAGACTCAGTTGAAAGTTCCCAATCTAGGCGAAGTTTCTTTGTGTTAAGAGAGATCTTAGAGAATGTGACTGCTGCGTTTCCGCTGTTGTCGCTTGATCCTTCAGTAGCAAGCTTCATAAGCTTCTCGCCAACTGACATACGATCAATCTCTGCTGTATCTGCTCTCATACGAACTGTACGTGCAACTTTACCAATTACGGTTGCGTCGAACATATAGTCGAGGAATCGAGCTGATTGTTCTGGATTTAGCAAACCACCCTTGCTGTCAGCGCCTACGTGTACGCCAGTTCCTGTTAGGGATCCTGTCATTCCTGCGGTTGCTGTTGTGTTAGCTACGATAGTTTTTTCTAATGTTTCATTACTCATTTTATATTTTCACCTACCTTTTTTAGTTAAAAATTTCATTCACGGAACCGAGGAAAGAACCGTTCCACTTTGATTTTTTGATTGTAACTTCCTGAGACCCGCCAAGGTCCGAGGACTTCTTAATTGCAGTCTCTGATTCTACTGCGTCGACACGCTTTTCTACGCCATCAATCGTGTTCTTGATACTATCTACAGCCTTTGAAAGGGCTGCATGTTGTTCTGCCAATTCTGAAATTCGACTATCTACGCTCTTGCTGAATGTTTCAACTGTATCTTTAATAGTTGTAACTTGAGCAGCATTTGCTTCTGAAGCCTTATTTAGTGTATCCGAGAAAAAGCCTTTAAGATCGCCAAGCATCTTTGCAAAATCAGGTTCATCAACCATAACTTCTGATACGTCGGCTGCTTTTTCTAGAACTTCGGCAGAAGCGTCTACTACTGCATCTGCAGGAGCTTCTTCAACAGCTGGAGCTTCCTCAACGGGAGCAATTGCTGCTGTGTCTTCTACGGCTGCTTCTGGTGCTACTGCATCTTCAGCAACTACGTTTTCTGTATTCTCTGACACTTCTTTACCTCCTTCTATGTCTGCCTGTTTTGCAATTTGTGTTTCAGGCAATGACAATCTTGACTTTTTATGTAAATCAAGAATCTTATCTATTTCTTTTGACTTGTTAACGTCGTTTGATTCTACCCATCCGATTAGAGTTGCAGGCTTACCTGTAACTGGAGAATCGTATGAGGACTCTGTTGATACAAATACTGAATCACTATCTGCACAATAAAAAATATTTTCTGCTACAACTTCTGTTGCCATTCCTTTAAATACTAGCTGACCATTCATTTTCTGAACAGACAAGATGTTGCATAGCTCGTTTGCTGGGGAGTCAACTACTGACAACTCCATCAAAGCGTATTCTTTAATAAATCTAACTGTCTTACCGTTTGACTTGTTAACTTCGTTTTCTGATTCTACAATCTTTCCGCCGATTGAAAATCCTGCTAATGTTCCGTCTAGAATCTTTTCCCAAGTATCCTGTGCACCCTTTGAAATATATGCATCGACGTAAACTCCATTGTAAAACTCTTTTGTTGTTGGGTCATAAAATGTTTCTGGCTTAAATGAAACCATTTTGCCAACTGCGTTTGGTCCGTGCATCTCACGAATGTTTCCACGGAAACTTTCGAACGCCTTCATGCTTGCTTCTGCCGTTACGACATCATTTGTTTGATCAATGTTGTCTAGGGTTGCAAAACCTGAGACAGTTCTCTTCTCACGGTTGACTTTTGTAAATGGCACAGATAATGTGAGGTTATCACCATTAGAAGACCATAAAGATTTTTCAATGTTCATATGCTCAATTTTATAGCGTTATTGACTATAACGCAAATAATGGTTGAGCAGGGTCAGTCGACTTGTCTTCCGTCGCCCTGTGCATTTCGGCCTTCCCCAGATACATCTGGAGAATTTGCAGATCTTTCAGAATCTCTAGTTCTGGTTTTGCCTGCTTGAGCCCTTGTTTCAGCCTGTTGCTGTGGCTTTAATTCTACAACTTTATCCCCACCATCAATTGGGACCATGCCCATTCTAATTCGAACTTCATTTGGGGTAATGACCTGCATCCTCAAATATCGCTCATCAATCTTTGATTGGGTATCTTCATCTGTAAGAGTCAATTCATTAAACTTGAGTAATAGAGCATCTGTCATTTCTTCAATAATTTTATTTAATTTCTTTTCTAAATTCATTTGAGCTGGACGACATACCTGCTCTCTAAATGTCTTATCGGCATCTCTTGCTACCGCCAAATTAACTCCTTCTGGAGTTCCAATTTTATTAATTGGGACACGGTGAGACAATAGTATTTCATCTCTATTAGATTTACGGTATACGTTAAATGATGATTCCTGAGTTCCTGCCTCAATTGGCTCCATCTTAAATTCAACCTTTGAGTCTGGTGAATCTGGTGGAAGTGGAATATATAGAGATCTATGGTTCTTGCCTCTTAGGCCCACTTGGAAAAATTCAAGTAGCTTACGCTCTGACTCTGTAGATAGCTTGGCTCCCTTTACTGTAATAATATATCTTGGGACCGCCTTATTTTCAAAGTAGTCATGGTTATACTTGCCAGCAAATTCATTTCCAGCCATAGCATTCTGTGAAGCTACGATATCTGGAATTCCATAATAGTTATTTGTTGGAGTGTATTTCTTAAGATGAATAATTTCATTTGGTCTATCTAGCCCACCTGTAATCGGATTCTCTGTTTCTTGATCTCCGAAGTTGCGGAAATAAACGGCCTTGCCGTAAAGCAACTGAATGAAGCCATCACGCAAGCGTCTCACACGCATAGTCTTTGCAGGAATATGTCCAATATATCCTATTTTTCCAGCAGAGGTTCTGCCAATTTCTAGGAATCCGTTTCCTGTTGCTTCAACATCTGTGTATGCCTTCATTAAAGTTTCTGTAAAAGTCTCTTCTTCGTTGCAATCCTCTAGCCAATCATATAGATCTTGGCGTAGGCGATTTAGCTTACGACGTGCACGATCTAACGCTTTATCGTCTGTAATATTATCAAATGCTTCATTTGTTTTTCTTGTCTCTACAAAGTCGTGGCCTAGACCTACGATATTGGAAACCTTAGCATTAATAGCTGCGTAGTTGTATGGTGAAATTTCATAAATTTGCGATAGATAATCTAAGTTATATGGAGGCTCAATAAGGTCAAACATTGCATAGCCAGTGATTGCTTGTGCAAGCAGGTTCTGCTGTGTAGCCGTTCCGTCAATTCCTTGAAATCTTTTTTGTAAATCTCTTCCCATCTTACGACGGAATGAAGTTCCTAGACCTGTAATTTTAGTTAAGGCCTCTCCTTCAATTTTAAATGGGTCATTGCTTTTTGCTTCGACTGGCATATTGAATCTAGTCCAGTCTGCAATATTTGAAATAGAAACATCGTCTGAGTTTTCGTCATCAACTTCTATCATCTTGTTCCTCCATTTTTAAGAGCTTTCATTTGGTCTTTATATTCACCGATATCAAGTGGATCTGGTGTAAGACCCCATTTTAATCTTGATCTTTGTTCTTCGTATTCTTCGTCGTTAATTTTTCTTTTTCCCATAAGAAACTTAGGCTGCCCTTCGTGAATACCGTATGAGCGTACTTCTCTAGCCAAAGCATCGATTTTGGATCTATTTCCTTTTTGGGACGTGACTGAAAGAAAATTCCCATCATCATCTCCAATCCAGCGTCCGTCTGGCATTTCCCAAACATAGATTCCGAGAGTGGTTTCGTTTTCGTCGTATCTAGCGCCTACTTTTTTAATATCCATATGTTTTTATTTTACCATTATTTACTGTCTAAGTCCAGCTTTTTGTCAAGGGTTGTGACAAAATTAAACGCTTTGTAGCACTATCCAGTCATTATTATATGCTATAACGTCAGATTCTGTCAAGGTGATTGACGGTTCTGTGACTGTAGATACTGCCCTGCCTATATGTAGCTCATAATGAGTTTCTACAATTTCAGCAGTTAATTCCTTTTCGTAGGTAGTTATGTTCTTATATAGGTTACCTGGTCCGCCCGCCGTCTCGTAATTGAATTGCAGGGTTTCAGTTATAGGGGTAGTAAATACCAAAACTATGTGGTGTGGCTGTTCTGCGACTAAATACGAGCTTATATTTGTTTGATTAGTTACATCTATATTGTTAACGTATATCTTGTCTATATTGGCCTTAGAGACCGCTCCAGAGCCGTTCCAGGCCATTCTAGTAACAGATGGGTCAGAACCGTAGAAAAGGGTGTTAGAGGCCAACGTGAGGGGTGTGAAGAACATCTCTACAGACTTGATGGAAGACAATGTGTCTATATTAAATCCAGCTCCATCTTTAGCCCTAATTCCATTTAAATAATTGCGGGACAAAATAGGGTAATTTAATGACCCTAAATAATACTCAGTAGGAGAAGATAGCTTATCTCCATAATTGTCGGCATATAGATCCTTGCTTAAATAGAAGGCTACACAGAAAAATGATAGGGTTGGTAGATATTTGCTAGCATCTGAGGTAGACATCGTTATTTTAATATATAGCTTTCCAGATGGGTCAAATGAGTCTTTTGTATATTGGGGGACTGGTTGTCCATTTACGCAGTATTCCCATGCTGTCCCGTCAACACTTGATTCAACAGTTACCCCTAAATCATTTCGCCACTCTACCTTAGATGTATTTAAAGTTAATCCAGAGGGAACAATAATAAGATCCTCAATTACTAAGGTTTTTGATTCTGCCGTCTCTGTCTCAAAAAATCCTATGCTGTTTTCAACAAGGTCAAAGTATGTGTCGTCAGTTAGCCAATATGTCCATGGCTTATTTACTGGATATGAATAATCAAAGTATGGCCTAGTATTTGCATCTGTACCGCTATAAAGAATTCCTTCATCTGGATATGCAACCTGAATTGCAGGAGATGTAGTATTTCCGTTCACATAATGACGAACTATTGTTTTGTCTGATAATGAATATCTATAAACCGCTGGGGCATCTACAATAAAAGAATCTCCAGAATCTGAGGTTGGACCTATTTGCAATCCTATTGTAGTATTTGTAAATTTAAAGCTTGTTAGAGATTTTGATTCAACCGATACTCCGTCTATGTATAAATCAATAGATTGGCCAGTGTACTTTCCTACTAAATGTATTGTTTTCTTAGAATAATTTAATGGTGCTATTACGAACTCTGTTGCAGAAACCCTGAAAACAATATGCCCTTTGTCCCAGAACAATCCGATATTATTTGCGGTATCTCCAAATAGTCTAGTTACCGATGTTGATGATATTGATGGGCTAACCCAGCATTCCATAGTAAAATCATTGTCTGAAGTATATGATGTTCCAAATGCCGCTTCTACTGTTGACCCATAGTAATCTTTTGTTATTGGTAATGTTATATAAGCCGTATTGGTTATTTTTGTTCCAGATCCGCCGCCTGATACTAAAGGAAGAATATTAGATGCGGGAGACCCTACGTAAGTTCCATTATTTCCGCATCCTGATATATCTGAAGCGGTGGTACCTGAAGACTCATCTAGTGGCCAGAAGCCAATAGGGTAGTCTTTGATTACTTTTAATTGATAGGACATTATTTAATTATACCCTAATCAGAACTCTAGATAATTATAGAATCTAGTGTGGTGTTTAAAGGAACTTCTTTATTTATTAATATCCAGGCTTCAAACTCTCCACCATCAATATTAGCAATGTGGTAAGTTTCATCGGGTAGCTTTTTGAATACCTGCCCTTGAGAATTTTTTTCGTAAATAATTTCCATTTTATCTCCTAAACAATAAACGGATTGGTAATAACCTGAATGATTGCCCCACCCGTACCCTCTGCTGTTCTTCCAATAACAATAAATTGATTTGATGACCCAGTCATTGAAACGTGACCACCATTGTCATAAACTGGCCAACCGCCCTTTATATATTTATTTAGGGGGACGCTACCTAAAATTGTAACCTTATACGTTGTTGGGTTAATTGAAAATTTAACTATTTCTCTGTTTGGTTCTGGTGATAAAGATATCCATGTATCAGCAGCCCCTCCAGATGCAAGTAACCCTATTTGATTGTTAAAAGCTTTTGGAATATAGTCAGCAGAACCTGTTACATTACTTAATGTGCCACCGCTAAGTAAAAATATTAATCCTCCGTCTGCGTAAAACAATTGCCTTCCATTAGACAGCTCTAAACCAAATCCCTCGTATGGAGAACTTTGTTGAAGTACGCCAAGGGTCTGTGGGTTTACTGTGCTTGAATAAGAACCACTTGTATTTAATATCTCTAAGTACGTCAATCCGCTTGGGCTATTTGAAGTCCAATTTCTAAGACCAGCACCAGTGGTTGGAGAAGTTTGTCCATGTTGTGGAGCTACTGGATAACTATAGTATGTTGAAGTGTTAGATCCAAAATCAGTAGGTCCTTCGGAAAGGGATATTGAGCTTCCGTTATAAGATAAAGTAAGTCTTCTTGCACGACCATCACTGGTATTGTAATTTTGTGGATACATATACATTGTGCTACCAGATCTAAATGATGCAGCATCATTATTAGACATTGGCTGCATATTGCTGGGCTGGCTAAAATATGTAGCAGCTCCAGAAACTGAGTTTCCAGAAACCGTACCAGCTGAGGCTCCATTTCCATTGCTTGCGCTTGTGTGTTGTGTCATAACATAATTTCCTGCTTGAGCCCATGTGCCAGTGTCTATACTAGAACTACCGTTAAAAATTTGAGCGCCAGATCCTACTGTAATAGCGCCAGTAGTTTGGTTTACCGTAAATGGCTGAACATATACTTCTGCGCTGTTTATTCCTCCAGAGGTGTAGTGACGGCTACACACTGAATATTGACCTCCACCATGATTAAAAACTCTTTTATATGAGGATGAACTTTGAGGGTAAGCATTTCCCGAAGTATGATTAGATGATCCTGCAACTATTTGACGTTGAGCAATTACTGGATCAGTTAAGTTTGGAGTGCTGTAGTTTCCCAAAGAGGATCCTCCTCCTGTGCCAGCAGATTCCCTAAGTTTTGCTATTTCATTCATTAAACTCATTTACATATTCTCCTTATAGTCCATGTTGTCCAACCATAACTACCACATTTCCATTACTAGAAACCTGACCGCAAACAACTACAAACTGATTTGTGGTTCCAGTTAAAAACACTCCGCCAGTGCTAAGTGCACTATTACTAAAAGCTTCTGATTTTGTTAAAAGACTTATAGGAACGCTACCTAAAATTGTAACTTTATAAGTTGTTGGATTAATTGAAAATTTAACTAGTTCTCTTGGAGAGCTTTCGCTTAGACAAACCCATGTATCTTGAGCAACTGCAGTATAGGTTCCTGTTCTAGCAAGCATGTTTGGAACAAAGTCTGCGGAACCGCTAACGTTAGTTAAAGAAGTTCCATCTCTAAGAACTATTCCCCACTGCTTTGAATAAAATAGTTGTCTACCATTTGATAACTCTAGGCCAATCATTGCCTCTGGCATTGAACTTGAAATTGGAATTCCAAGAGTAGATGATACTCCTACTGTGCTTTGAATATTCATAGTTGGTCCAAGTATATTAAAAAATTGTCTTTCATTGCTCTGTCGATATATATGAATAGTGCCTTGTGTTGCTGCTTGATTGCCAAATTGTCTTACTACTGGTGCAACATAATTAGTACTCGTATCATAAGAAGAAAGGGTATTGTTTCGTGTTCTAGTTAACGAACTTCCGTTATAAGAAAACACTAGGTTTTTTGGTTCGCCACTTAGGTTAGCGCTTGGCGCCCAGTAGTAAGTACTTCCAGAAATTGTAACAGCAGAATCTCGGTTTCCATTTGCTGGCCAACTACTATTTCCGTC